GTGGTGAAACTGTAACAGAAAGACAGGCACTTTCAAAAGCACTTAAACCTAAGGCGGACGGTTAATGAAATTAAGAGAACTTTGGGGAATACCTATACCAGGTACTGAAAAAGCAGTAGGACTTAAAAAAGTCACTAGAGATTACATGGGCAAAGTAAGAACTTTTTACGAACCTGTGGGTAACAAGATTAATGAAAAGAAGAAAAAAGGCGATTTATACACCGATGATAATCCTAAAGACACTATAAAAAAATTAGGTTACAAAGATGTGTCTACTGCAAGGGCAAGTGTATCTAGAATACGTAAATCCGGCAGAAGTCATGCACACAAAATTCAAGCGGCAGTAAGCATGGAGCAAAGAGCAAAAGCGGCTGGTAAAAGTAAAGAGGCGGCTGTGTTCAGAAGATACATAAATGCAAACAAAAAAGGTAAAAAATAATGCAACATTTTTACGATGGACAGATTAGAAGATACATTACTCAGGTCATAAGACTTATGAGTAACTTCTCTTACAAAGATGGAGATGGTGCATTACGTACAATACCAGTGATGTATGGTGACATCAGTAGACAGGTTGCTCACATAATTAGAGATAATTCAGAAAACAAATTACCTAGTGTGCCTAGAATGGGTGTTTATGTAACAAATTTAACAATGGATAGAACTAGGTTGTCTGATGCAAGTTTCATTAGTAAAATTCATGTTAGAGAACGTGCATATGATAGTAAAAATAAAGAATATCTAAACACACAAGGAAAAAATGTTACTGTGGAAAGACTGATGCCAACACCTTACACTTTAACAGTGAATTGTGATATATGGTCCAGCAACACAGAACAAAAATTACAAATATTAGAACAAATTTGTATGCTTTTCAATCCAAGTTTAGAAATACAAACCACAGACAATTACGTTGATTGGACAAGTTTAAGTGTTGTTGAATTAGATAATATAAACTTTTCAAGCAGAACAATACCTTTAGGAACTGAAAGCGAAATAGATGTTGCAACATTAAGTTTCAGTATGCCAATCTTTATTAGTCCTCCAACCAAGGTTAAAAAATTAGGAGTTATTACACACATTATTACTAGTATATTCAATGAAAAAACAGGTAACATTGACCTAAGTCAGTCGATGCCTGAACTAATGGCTTACCAAGACGACTATGAGAAAAGTATCAAGGCTTCAATTAAAACAACTGCTGATGGCAGTATTGATACCAGTGTTGCGGCACGTAAAGATACTTCTAGTGTACAAGGCACAACAGGAACACAGTTCGACATTTATGTACTTGGACAAACAGTATCTATAATTGACAAAGGTGTCATAGGTTCACTTGCATGGAATGGATACCTTGATGTGATTCCAAATTACAAAGCAGGTTTAAGCAAAATACAATTGAACAGAGAAGGTATAGATGTGCCGGTGGTTGGTACCATTGCATTAAACGAATCTAATCCAATGCAAATATTGGTTACATGGGATATGGATACTATTCCAACAGACACAGTGATTGTTGGTCCTCAAGATACTAGAGGTAGTGTAGACTTTATAGTAGATCCGACAACTTTCAACCCAAGTGCGATAAAACAAAATGGAAAACGTGTCCTATTATTGAAAGATATTGGTAGCACACAAAACGTCGATGGTGCAGATGCTTGGAAAGGTGATAGTAACATCGATTTAGTTGCAAGTGCCAATGACATAGTTGAATGGAATGGCACAAATTGGCAAATAATTTTTGACGCAAGTTCAAATCCTGATCCAGGTGACAGCACATTTACTCCAACATACATTACCAATTTAAAAACTGGTATCCAATATAAGTGGAATGGTAGTGAATGGATCTTAAGTTTCGAAGGCGAATATCGTAAAGGAACCTGGAAGATATCCTAATCACATAATTATTTACATGAGCAGTAAAATTATCGGGTGCGGTGCACTCTTCTATACTTTGGATACCCAAAGGTTTTTATTACTTCATAGAGTGCAAAGTAAACAAAATCATGTTTGGGGATTAGTTGGTGGTACCACTGTAAATGAAAATTTATGGGAAGGTCTAAACCGTGAGATCAAAGAAGAAATAGGTGAAGTGGATATTAAAAAGAAAATACCTATGGAAACTTTCATAAGCAACGACGAAAACTTTTTATACCATACTTTTCTATGTGTCGTAGAAAAAGAATTTATTCCAAAATTGAATACAGAACACGATGGATATGCGTGGGTAAGTTTTGGCAATTGGCCCAAGCCATTGCATCAAGGTTTACGTAAGACTCTACAAAATAAAATGAACCAGGTCAAACTAGACACTGTGTTCAAAATGCTGAAATTAATGTAATGATTAAAATCATCGGTGACGTTATGCTTGATATGTGGACGCAGGGCGACTGCCAAAAAGTCAGTCCAGAAGCACCGGTGCTTGTAGTTAAAGAAACAAACAAAGACTTCAACGTTGGAGGCGCTGGAAACCTAGCGTTAAACCTATCAAACTTGGGCACAGACACGTGGCTTTATGGTTCCGTGGGCAACGACATACCCGGACACAAAATCCAAGAAATTTTACTGCAAAATGGAGTAAAGTCGCATCTGTGCCAAGATGGTATAATGACCACTACCAAAACTAGAATCATAGGACAAAATGGACAACATCTTATCAGGGTAGACAAAGAAGAAAAATATACGTCTGATTCACCATTAGAATTATTATTAAAAGATTTACACGAAGACGACACAGTAATTGTTAGTGATTACAATAAAGGAGTCATCAAAAAGGACACTGTGATGAAAATTTTAGAAAAATGCAAAAATGTTTATGTGGATCCAAAACAAGGATTTAGCAAGTACATAGGAGCATTTTTAGTTAAACCAAATATGAAAGAATATGAAGCATGGTTTGGAAATTTTGACGTTGAAATTGCTAAAAAGAGATGTGCAGACAACGAATGGACTTGGCTTATTGTTACAGATGGAGCCAACGGAATACACGTTGTTACTAAAGACTCTTATGATCATATAAAAAGTAAGACTGTTGAAGTTGCAGATGTAAGTGGAGCGGGTGATTCTGTTTTAGCCATTATTGCACACTACTTTCAAAATATTAAAATGATTAATTGTTGCGAACTTGCGGTAAAAGGTGCAGAAAAAATTGTACAAAAAAGAGGAGTATCAATAATTGATAGATCAGATGTTGAAGACACAGTGGTATGGACCAATGGAGTATTTGATATATTACATGAAGGACACTTTAAATTATTAAAATTTGCGAAACAACAAGGAGATCAATTAATTGTAGGCATAAACTCCGATGAAAGTGTAAAAAGATTAAAGGGAGAAAACAGACCATTCAATAATTCATTTGTACGTCAACAACAATTACTGCAATTACCTTGGGTGGATAAAGTTGTTGTGTTTAACGAAGATACACCAATAGAAGCAATTAAAAAGTATGAGCCAAACATAATTGTAAAAGGTGGTGATTATACATTTGACACAGTGGTCGGAAATGATCTTGCGGAAGTAAGAATTTTTCCAACAGTAAAAGGATTTTCAACAACAAACATAGTGGATAAGGTCAATGGAAACAAGAATTGAAAACGGGAAATTAATTTGCACAAACGTAATTACTAAAGAAGAATTTCAACGTATACAAGATAAAATGTTAAGTGATCATTTTCCTTGGTATTACACAGAAAACGTTGTAGAAGATTCACAAAAAATGACTGAAGAAAAGGAGCAATTACAATTTGTACATAATTTTCACGGAGTTTCAGATGTTGCAACAGAATGGAGTAATTGGGAAATGTTGTATCCAATCTTTAATGTGCTGAAAGCAAATACATTTGTGAGAGTCAAAGCAAATAATATTCCAAGAACTGAAAAAATTATTAAACATGGATTTCATGCAGATACTAGAGTTGTGTTAAGTTACACTGCGATATATTATGTGAACTCAACTGATGGTTATACAGAATTTAGAGACGGAATAAAAGTGCCTAGTGTTGAAAATTCTATGGTGGTGTTTCCTAGTTATATGGAACACACAGGAACTACTTGCACAGACAAAAGAAGTAGAATCAATATAAACATGAACTATATGCCGAATCATCATGACGAACTTACAAAAGGTATAAGGCCAGAAGGCGCAGATAAAATTATTAAATTATGGGAGAACGTTTGGTAATGAAAATTTGTTTAACAGGATATAAAGGATTTATAGGCAGTCATTTAGGAATGCAATTGGCTAAAGAAGGTCATGAAGTCATAGGCTTTAGATGGGAAAATCCAAATCATTTTCCAGATCCGTCATTGTATGATTGGATAATCCACCTTGGTGCAATTACAAGCACAACAGAAAGAAATGTTGACAAAATTTTGAAAACAAATTTAGAATACAGTATGAAACTTTTAGAAATGTGTGATACAATGGGAACAAATTTCCAGTATGCCAGTTCGGCAAGTGTGTACGGTAACACAGGCAACTTCAAAGAAGACGGTGATGTGTATCCTCTAAATGCATATGCTTGGAGCAAATATCTATTTGATAGATTTGTAAATTCAATAATGGGAGAATTTAAGGTGCTTGTACAGGGTTATAGATATTTTAACGTGTACGGTACAAATGAAGAAAGTAAAGGAGATCAAGCATCACCTGTAACAAAATTTGCAAATCAGGCTAAGACTGGCAAGATAAAATTGTTTGAAAACAGCGATCAATATTTGCGTGATTTTGTTTGTGTTGATGACGTATGTGCAGTACATAGTAAGATGATGAACAAAGATGTTTCGGGGATTTTCAATGTTGGCACAGGCGCACCAATATCTTTTCAGAAAGTCGCTGAATTGGTAGCCAAAAAATATAATGCGGAAATAGAAATCATACCTATGCCTGCAAAACTACAAGGCCAATACCAGACCTACACCAGTGCAGATTTAACAGAATTAAATAAAAACATAGAACACAAATTTAAAACAGTGGAGGAGTTCTTAAATGCCAATTAATAAAGAAGGTAAAGTAGACAAAGGTTGGGGATACGAATTAATTTTTGCTTCCAATGATTTATATTGTGGAAAAATAATGGTTTTCAATAGAAAAGGTGCAAAGTTTTCTATGCACTATCACGCAAAAAAAGATGAATCTTGGTTTGTCAATGCTGGCAAATTTTTATTAAGTTGGATAGACACCAAGGACGCAACACTTTACACAAAAGAATTAAACGAAGGTGATACATGGCGTAATATTCCTTTTTTGCCACACCAAGTACAATGTCTTACTGATAACGGAAGTATTACTGAAGTTAGTACTGCTGATGATCCAAATGACAACTATCGTATAATTAAAGGCGATAACCAAACTAGTCCCGCTACTACTGAAGAAAAATAATTAAGCCTGTGCTTCTGACCAACGCAGTGTAACTGTTCCTGCAACAGCACCCGTACCTGCTGTTCTAAATACGTTGATTGCTAACACGTCTGGACCATTAGGGAACGTACCACGTCCACCTAGTGTAGTGTTAGTTAAGGCTTTGATCGCCGCTAGATTCAATGTCGCTCTTTCACCTGGCACCGCAATAAATGAAAATATAGTTTCACCCGGTTGTGCATATGGTGGTTGACCAAATACAAACGTCACCGAACTTCCTGCTGTAATTGTACCTGTCGAAGTCTGTGTGAACGTTACTCTGTAGAAGTTAGATGCACCAAAAGTATCTAATGGGTCAACTGATGCAACCGTTGTACCTGGTGGGAAACTAGCGTAACCTGTGTCAACTTCTGTACCGCTAACTGCGTTAGAAGCCTCCCATGTCGTTTGATCCATGTACAAGAAGTTTGTACCAGTTAGATCACCACCTAGTGCAAAGTCAACTGCTTGGTTTGAACTTATACCTGTGTGTCTATTACTAAATCTTACGAAATAGTATGAATTGTAATCGATAATCTGTGTTACCACTGTTCCTGATGGGAACTGACCAGATGTTACAGACATACCTACTCTTAAACCTTTGCCTTCCCATTGTGCTTCAAGGAAGTATGCATAGTTTCTGTTACCACCTAAGTTGAACCAGTGGTTTGCTGTTGCAGTCATCTGTGCAATAGTGTCCGCTGTTTGAGTAGTTTGTGATGCACCACCGTTCCAGTTAACCGAACCACCTGCCGCAATCTGAGCGAAACTTGGCTGTCCACCTTGTGCTGGACCTTTCAAGTCTCCCCAACCTATATCTGCTGGATCAATTGGATAGTTTTGTGGATTCAATACACCCTGTACAACCAACTGTCCGTTAACACCCGCCGCTGGAACGTCTGTTGTGATCTCAACACCGTCTAGTAGCAACTGGGCTCTGTTAAGTAGATCCCTATCTCCTAAGTCACCTGTCAATGCGTTAGATACTGACGGTGCTAGTCTTAATAGGAACACTGTTTGTTTTGTAGTTGTAAGACTTAATCCTGTGGAAGCGTAACTGAATAGATATCCTCTATCTTCGTCGAAGTTACCATCTGTTAGATATGCTGATCCCCAGTGTGATATGATCGGTGATGCTGTGTTAGATATTAACACAACTCCTGTGTTTCTAAAGTGTTGTGTTGCTGATCCACCAGTGTAGTTTCTTGTAGATCCTGCGTTAAAGTTTGTTAATGTAGCCGCTCTAGTACAACCAGTTAGAGTGTCTCCTGTTTTACCAGTGTAAGTTATAATTTCGTTGTCAATAAACAAAGTTCCACCGTTGTCAGGGAAGAATGATGCATCAACTAGTGGCACCGTTGTTTGTGCCGTAGTCATATCTAATTCTAATCTACCGTTTGGACCTTCGTTTGTTACTTCGTAACGTACAGGTTGGTTACCTGTTCTCATAAATGCTTCTGTGTTGATGTTTGAGTTTCTCATTCTGTGAGCAAACACAAAGTCACCCTTGTTACCTCTTGCCATCCAGTCAATAAATCCAGCCCCGTACCATGAAAACTGTATCCCGATCATCTGCATCTTAGATACGTCCCAATTATAACCGCTCTTACCGTTGCCGTCTAATTTGTCTCTGTTGAATTCTGATTGTTTTGCTTTTTTGTCTACAACTGCACAAACTTTTACACCTTGCGAAGTATTGACACCTCTATAATCTGGAGTAACAAACATTGATGTATTAGATTCAACAGATGATACAACGTGTGTCATACCTCTAATTACAACTCTGTCTCCTGCTTTAACTTGTTCTCTAAATCTTGTACCAGTTCCTGCCACTGTGTTACTGTTAGGTGAAACAGTTACAACACCTGCAAGTTGTCTTGTTGCTGTTCTTTGGACTGCGTTTGTTTGTTGTCCGTCGTATTCCCAATAAATTCCGTTTTGGTCATCAAATATTCCTGATCTTACAGTTGCACCGTTCCATTCATATAATGATACCTGTGGTTGATCTGTAAATTCTGCTGTTGTACCACCCAGTGCAATAGTTGCCAATACTGTAAATGTTCTTTCATTTACAATACTTGCAATAGTGTATATTCCATCATAACCAGATGTTGCTATACCTATCAATCTTACTCTAGCACCTACCTGTAAATTGTGGTCAACATCATCAGTTGTTACTGTAATTGTTGAACCTTGTGTCAATCCATCTGCTGATACTGTCAATAAGTCATATGATGGAGCAAACAAGGCACCCGTTGTATACATACAACCTTTTCCTGATTGATATCTAATGTATTTTTTAGATTGACGTATCGCCTGTGCACCGTGTGATGGACCACCTGTACCTAATTGTACACCACCATCAAATGGTCTATGCACGAAGAATGAATCTGGTCTTGCGTATACAAACCCTTGCCAACCTGAATCCGTAATTGCTCCAGGTGATCTTACTTGATATTGTAATCTTGTTGCTGACGGAATAGCAGTTGCAAGGAATGGACCTGATGCAAGTAT